GTGGTGTGCCAGCGGAAGGGACCATGCCGTGGCTATGAAGCCGGGCGAGGTCATGAGGATTGAGCCGGGCACCGAGGTCACCGTGACTGACAAGAGAGTCAGGATCACAACCGAGCTGCAACGTTCAGCAAGCAGACAAGACATAGCGGCACACCTTCGGGCAGTGGCCGGAACGATCGAGAGACTGACATGACAACTGATGAAGTGCAATACCTGGTCTTGATAGCGCAGGGGATAGCAATCATCCTGCTCAGCCTTCCCGGAGGGCGGCGGCGATGACGTTTTTTGCACAGAGGCTGGAAGCCCACGATTACCGTCCGCTTCCTTTGTGCGCGTGGGAGGGAATCTGATGGCCACCCGCCCACTTCCCAAACCATCCAAGCCGCTGACCTGGCGGCCCCTGACCGCCGCGCAGCAAGCCGAAATTGACCGCCTTTTCTGGAGAGGATTTGACAAATGACAAAGACCATTCAACGCGCCGAACTTGTGGCCGCGATTCGTGCCCTGCACCTTGACCCGGAAGAGGTAGCGGAGATTGCAATCTCCCCTAGCTGGATCATTGCGGAGGGACGCCCCGGGACTCAGCCCATCGCCATCCGAGTCCTGGACGAGGGCCAGACCATTGAAGATCTGCCCCTGTCTGATCCCGTATTTGACCCGCTGTTTGCAGCGCAAAGGGACCCCCACATGTCCGAAAAGGACGCGGAGCTGGACGCCTTCCTACGCAACGGGGAAGCATAATGACGCCCCGCGTGCTGGTTGCGTGCGAGTATTCCGGCCATGTCCGGGAAGCGTTTGCCCGGCGCGGGTGGGAGGCGTGGTCCTGCGACCTTCTCCCTTCCGAACAGCCGTCCCTGTTCCACCACCAAGGGGACGTGATGGAGCTGCTTCAGCAACGGTGGGACGTGCTGATCGGACACCCGCCATGCACCGGCCTCACCAACGCCGCTAACAAACACCTGTACCTGGGCAAGACGAAGGCGGACAAGATCGCTCTTGGATACCAGCGAGACGAAGAGCGGTGGGAGATGATGCGGGAAGGCGCGGCGTTTTTCAACGCCCTATGGTCCGCTGACGTGCCCTACATCGCCCTGGAAAACCCGGTCATGAACGGCCACGCCGCCAAGCTGGTGGGCGGGAAGGCCACCCAGTTCATCCAGCCGTACGAATTCGGGACCCCGGAGTCCAAGAGGACCGGGCTCCGCTTGAAGAATCTTCCGAATCTGGAGCCGCTGCCGGGCTGGGAAAAGGTGCTGGCGCACGGTAAGACGCTTCCGAAGAAGGAATTTGAGCGGGTCCACAACCTCCCGCCGTCGCCCACCAGGTGGAAAGAGCGGTCCCGCACGTTCCCCGGCGTGGCTCAGGCCATGGCTGATCAGTGGGGTCCGTACGTGGAAGAGGCTTTGACCATGGCGGTTGCGGCATGACCGCCGTGGTGGAAGCCCCGGCGGACGCGCTGGACGTCGCGCTGGAGGAGCTGTACGCGCTGGATCAGGTGGACTGGAACGCCGCCAAGGATCGCATGATCGAAGCGTGGTATCACAAAAAGAATGTGCTGTACGCCGCCGAACCACGGGCCGTGTCTCCGATCCCTGACGGTACGGATATCAAGGCCGCCGTGATCGGGTCCCGGATGCTGGGGCTGGCGCTCACACCGCAGGGTTGCATCTTCGCCGGGGTCTTGGAAGCCAAGACCCCGGAGGGGTTGCCCCTCTTTGACGACGTCACCGGGGAGATCCCCCGCCGTGCGACCAAGACCACGACCGTCCAGAACGTGCTCCTCGGGCGTTGTGTGACCCGCCCGGGCTACCGGGTAATCCAGACGGCGCAGGACGGCACCCGCGCGTCCATCGTTTTCATGGACATGGTCCGCACCTTGGAGCGCGTCACACCTGTGGAGGAGGAACGCGGCTGGACCGTGTTCAAGTCCACGGGCCGGGAGTACATCCAGTTTGACAACGGTTCCCGCTGGTGGGTTGCCCCGCCTAAGTCCTCCTCATTCCGTGGCCTTGCCGCCGATGTGATTTGGTTCGATGAATGCGGCGAGCTGGACCCGGTGGAATCGGACGATCTGGAAGCCGGTGCCCTGCCGGTCATGGACACCCGGGAGGACGCCCAGGTGATCAAGACCGGGACTCCCGGGCTGGTCCGCGCTGGCATGTTCTGGAAGTCGCTGGAGGCCGCCGAAGCCGCGCCGCATGAGTTGGGCGTGGTCCGGTTCGCGGCCCGGGACTCGGAGGTCGTGGACATTCAGGGGCTGGTGGAGCGTGAGGACTTCACGAAGATCCAGGCGCTTCTGTTGAGGGTCCACCCGGGCCTTGCCTGTGGCCTGACGTCCATGGCCAAGATGCTCAAACGCCTGGCCACGATGGACTTGGCTAAGTTCATCCGTGAGTACCTGTGTGTGTGGCCGCCGGACACGTCCGCGACGGCGCTGGATATGAAGAAATGGAAGTCCACCGAATGCACGCCCGGCCCGGCCCCGGTGGGCACGCCGTGGGCGATTGGCTACAACGTGGGCATCGGGGGGGTGGCCGGGGCCATCGTGGCCGCATGGTTTGACGAGAACGGCGAACCCCACGGGCAGGTCATGGAATACCGGGTCAAGTCTGACTGGATGGTGGACGAGCTGGTCCGCGCTGGGAAGGCCCATCCCCGGGTCCCGGTCGGTTATGACAACATCGGCGACAATATCGCGGTGGCTCAGGCGCTGGGCAGGAAGCCGAGGTATAACGCCAAGGTCCTCCAGGCGCTGCCGCTCCGTGAGGTCGCCGCCGCCACGGCGACGGTGGCCACCCATGTGGACAACGAAACCGCCCACCACGGCATTTCCCCGGCCTTTGACAAGGCCGCCGGGTCCGCCACCTGGCGGGAGTCCGGCGGGTCCCGGCTGTTCCGCAGGATCGAAGGCGCCGATATTTCGGTGCTGCTGGCATGGGTCCACGCTCTGGCGGCGGCCTCCAAACTGAAACGCCGCACCGGCGGGGCAGGATACGCGCCCATCGAAGACTAGTCAAATAAGTCTGAGTGTTACAAGAATGGCCCTTCCGGGAGACCGGAGGGGCCATTTTTCTTGAATGGTCAAGCAATGCCATTTCCGGACACCGAATGACAAGCGTGTAATTACCTCTCAAAAACGGCTGTCAGGCCACCGTTTCCGGCCCTAGCTTTGACCCGTGCCCCTTTTTGAGAGTGTCCGCAAACTGCTGAACTTCAACGATTCCACCGGCTTCCTGGCGGACACCGTTGGGCGCGGTGTCACCTGGAGTACCGGGGCCGCGCTCCAGCCGATCCTCCCGCCTTCGGTGGTCTTGGAATCGGTCTCCGAACAGGACGCTTTGAAGTGCCCGCCCGTGGACCGGGCCATCGGCCTGTACTCCGCCGCCATGCTCCACCTTGACTGGAACACCGATGCTGTGACAAAGGAGTGGCTGACGCGCTCCACCGGACCCGTCCCGGCAAAGCTCCGCGACGTGGACACCCTGGTGGACCTGATCATCCATAACCGCTCCCTGTGGGTCCTGTCCCGCGACGGTTTGGGCCGCCCGTATGAGGCCGTCCACCTCCCCGTGACCAGTTGGATGGTGAACGCTGAGGGCGTCCTGATCATCGGCGGGAAGCCGGTAGGCGAAGCTGACATGAAATCCATCATCATCTTCCGTGGAGCCAAGCGCCTGTCCCTGCTGGAGGCCGCGCAGGACACCCTTCTGCACTACAAAGACATGACGCTGACCATCAAGGACCGCGCCGCGAACCCCATGGCCATGCAGGAATTGAAGCTGCTGGAGGACTACGACGGCGCCCGGCCCGGCGATCCCGATTACGAAGAACAGTATGACGAGGCCCTGAACGCCCAGAAGGCCTACGCCAAGGCCCGCCGCGCCACGGGCGGAGCTGTCACCGTGACGCCCCGGAACATCGACCTCAAAGTCCACCAGGCCAACGACGACGGCGCCATGCTGATAGACGCCCGGAACGCCGTCCGCCTGGACGTGGCCAACCACTGCAACATCAACGCCGCCATGTTGGACGGCAATAACGGCACATCGGACACCTACTCCAACACCCTCCAGAACGTGAACGAGTTCGCCGCCCTGTCGCTGGCGCTCTTCACGGACCCCATCGCCCTCCGCCTGTCCATGCCTGATCTGGCCCTCCCGGGAAGCGCCGAGGTCCCGCTGGTGAAGTTCACCGAACTGGACGTGATCGGCGGGGAGGAAGCCAAGGGCAACGCCGGTACGGCTGTAGGAACCCCACAAATCGAAAAGGCCGGCCTGGAACCGATCGCATGAGATGCGAAACGTGCGGCCACTGGCACGGATTCCCGCCTGATACATGGGTCCAGTGCATGGCCGTCCTCTACACCGAGACCGGCGGCGCGAAGCGTTGCCATTGTTCAAACCCTACAAAAACGAACGGACAAGCATGACAACCATCCAGGTAGTTGGGGAGCTGGTCACGGCGTCCTCCGCCGAATTCCCTGTCGAGAACGACCGCCAGAAGTGGTACAAGATCCTTCCCTACGGCGAACAGTCCGCCGTCATGGCCTCCGGCCACCAGTTCAGCGTGGACGGACCCGGGCGCGTCACCCTCCCGGCGGACCCCGGGACCGCCCACGTCAACGAAGAGCACGACCGTAAGCGCCCGGTGGGCAAGTTCTCCCAGTTCAAGGAAACCGTGGCCGGTCTCTTTGGCCGGGTGGACTACTCCCAGACCACCGCAGGAAACGACGCCCTGGTGCTGGCCTCCGAAGGCCTCCGGACGGGTATTTCCGTGGAACTGGATTCCCCGGTCATCCGTGCTGGCAAGTTCTTCCAAGGCGTCCTGACCGGCGCCGGGGCCGTGGTCACACCGTCCTTTGGCTCCGCCCGGGTGCTGGCCGCCGCCGCCGACATCGGCGAAGTGACCGAGGCCATCGAAGCCGCCCTGAAACTGCTCAATTCCCCCGAAGGCGGGGAATCAGAGAACCCGCCCGCAGACCCCGACAAAGACAAGGAAACCCCCCCTGTGACCGCTACCGCCGTTACCCCTCCCGCTACCTCCGCCGCCGTGCTGGCCGCCGCCCTCGCGGGTCAGGCCCTGACCCCGGCCCCGAACCCGGTGGACACGTTCCTTGACCACCTGGCCACCATTTCCAGCATGTCCTCCCCCTCGGTCAAGGCTGCCGCGCTGGATCAGATCATCCAGCCGGACCTGTTCGACAAGACCAGCCAGCCCGAATGGTCCGGGGAAATCTGGAAGGGCCGCCGCTACTTGGGCCGTTACCTTGATCTGTTCACGCCCGCCACCATGAAGTCCCAGAAGGTCAAGGGCTGGCGCTGGATCACCGGCAAAACCCCGCAGGTTTCCGTGTGGACGCCTCCCTTCTCGGGCGGCACCATGAATGACATTCCCACCAACGAAGTGGCCGCCGAGGACGCCGAGTGGACCGGCTTCCGCGTGGCCGGTGGAAACAAGTTCGACCGCATCCACTTTGATTTCCCGGATCGTGAGTGGTGGCAGTCCTACCTGAACGAGTCCACCGACGACTACGCCCGGAAGCTTGACGCCGAGTGCATCAAGTTCCTGACCGCCCCGGAACGTCTCACGGCGCTGGAGCTGTCCGCCGCCGCGACCACCGAAGAGATGATGCTGGAAGGCATCGGCCTGGTCACGGACTTCTCCAACCCGGGCTATATCCTGCTGGGCTGGTCCAAGTTCAAGGAGCTGGCGCTGGCCAAGAAGTTTGACCAGTCCGTGGCCGCCGCGTCCGGCGGGGACATGTCCGTGTCCCTGACCAATGGTGCTTTCACAACCACCTACATGGGCATCCCGGTCAAGGCCGCTGGCTCCTCCGACGTCGCCGCGACCAACCGCGTCATTGTGGGCTGCAAGGAAGCCAACGAACTCCAGTCCCTCCCGGGCGGCCCCATCCGTGTGGAGGCTCAGGAAATCCAGAAGGGCGCCGTGGAACACGGTGTGTTCGGTTACCACATGTTCCGCGACCTTGACAAGCGCGGAATGGTTGAGGTCAAGAAGGCCGCCGCCTAATCATGGCAACGCTTTCATCGGTCATTGGCTGGGTCTCCATTCAGGAGGCCATAGACCTCTGGCCGGACGCTCCGGGAGAGGAGGCCGACGCTTACGCGGAACTGGCCTCCCTCCTGGGCGCCGCCCATGAGGTACTGGCACCCATGGGGCCGACCATGGAACCGGCCCCGGAGAAGTACAAGCAAGCCCAGCTTCTCTACACACAGCACCTGTGGTCACGCCGCCAGTCCGGCAACGCCGAGAGCTTCGGCCCGGACGGCGCGGCGGTCTCCACCTTCCCCATGGTCCTGGAGGCGTACAGCCTCATGAGGTCCGGACGGTCCAAGTTCCGGGGGCTGGTATGAGCGGGGAACCGGCCCGCGTCGTGGTCGCCAACCAGATCAAAGCCGACAACGAAGGCATGGACGTCAAGCCCTACGGCTATGTCCCGGCCAACGTCAAGGGGGCCGCCGTAGTGAGCGTGTGGCGCACCGACCTCACACCGGCCACCACGTCCCTGAATCTGGTCCATGACCTGACCGTCAACGTCTACGGCTCCAAGACCGCAGGGGAGGCCGTAGAGGAGGAAATGGACGGCCTCCTGGACCTGGTCATGAAGTCCCTCCAGCGCCTGACCTCCTTCACCTTCCGTTCGGCCTCCCGGACGGTCTGGACCGGCAACGTCTCCGGCTGGCAGATCACCGGCCAAATGGAATCACCCAACATCTACAGTTCCGCAGTGCGGGCAGAGAGTAGCTAACCATGTCAACCACCCTTGTCCAGCTTGAAATCAAGAATGCTTCCGTGAAGGCGAAGATCGACGGCGGCGCCAGCCTGACCGAGTTTGGCGACCACGTCGACAACGCGGCACTGACCACCGCCGTGACGTCCACCCTCTTCGCTGCCGTCTCGGGGAACTCCACACAGTCCTCCCCTGACCCCACCGAAACGGTGGTCCTGAACCTTGCCCAGTCCCTGAAAGAGGGGTCCCTGTGGCTCTTCCTCCGGAACAACCACGGCAAAAAGGGCCAGATCGAGTTTTGCCCGAAGGGCGGGGAGACCCCGAAGGTGACCGCAGACGTCACGTTCCAGGCGCCCGGCGTCCTTGGCGGCGGCGTGGGCGCTGGCACCTCCGGCGCTGTCGTGCTGGTCCACGGCCTGGCAACGATCACCCCCGAAGCCGCATGAGCGCCGTAAGCGTGGGCCGCACGGTCCATTACCACTCCTTCCACATGGTCCCCGGCACTGCCCCGAAGCCCCGGGCCGCCATCGTGACCGGCGTGTCGGAGGACGGGCCCCGGGTGTCCCTGACCGTCTTTGGCCAGTCCGGCCTGGCATTCAAACGCCAGATCACTTTCAGCGAAGAGCCCGCCCCCGGGTGCTGGTCGTGGCCCGAACGGGTCTAGGCCGGTGAGGGTCCAGCCCAGCGCCAAGGACGTCCGGGAACTGAAGGCCATCACGTTGGGCCTAAAGCTGGTGGACAAGGACATTCGCCGGGATATGTCCAAGTCCATCCGGGACACCCTGAATCCGATCTGGAGACAGGCCATTGAGTCCCTGCTGGGCACCAAAATGGACCGGCTGATCTTCGGCCCCGGGGCACGTATCGCCCCGGGGAACCCGGCCAAGGCCATGGCGGGAACCTCCCGCCGTGGCCTCGGGGACGGCCTTACCCCCGTGGAAGGCGCCCGGGCGTGGGAGTTCGGCGCCCCCACCAGAATCCCCCACGAAACCACCTACGACCGGGAAGGCCACCAGGTCACCCGGCACACCAAACGCCAAGTTCCGCAGGCCAAGAAAACTGGCCGCGTCGTGTACCCGGCCTTCGCCAAGTTCGGGCCTCGCATGGTCTCGCTGTGGGTCCAGATCATCGTCCGTGTCATTCACGAAAAGCTAGAGGGAAAGTAACCAGTGGCTAAGCCAATTTCAATTGAGTTCACGTCCGACACGAAGGCTGTGGTTCGTGGCGCCGGGGACATTGCGGACGCTTTTGACGAGGTCTCAGACGCCCTTGTGGACGTCGCCAAAGCCTCCGACAAATCCGCGGGCAAAGTCGAGGACAGCGCCAAGGATGCGGCCAAGTCACTGGACAAGACCGGGGACGCTGCGGACGATCTGGAACGCAAAATGAAGGACGCCTTTGACGGGGTCTCCGACGCCGCCCGGAAGTCCGGGAAGGACGTGGGGGACTCCACTAAAAAGGGCTTCAAAGAGGCCGAGGGCGGGCTAAAGGACTTCCGGGAGGAATCCAACTCCACCGCCAAGGAATCCGCCGCCAGCTTTGACGGCTCCGCCGAATCCATCCTGGACAGCTTCCAAGAGGTCGCCGCCAACGCCTTCGCCGGATTCGGTCCCGCCGGGGCCGCCGCCGGTCTCGCCGTGGCCGTGGGAATGGGCATCGCCATTTCCGCCATGCAGGACACCGCCGAGAAGGCCACCGAGGCCAAACAGAAGGCCGTGGACATGGTGGATTCCATCAAGGAAGCTGGCGGGGACCTGGCGAACATGGACCTTGCAGACAAGATCATCAGTTGGGGCCGGGAGGTCATAGAGGACAACTGGATCACGTTTTGGGCAGACGAGTCCTCCACCAACTTCCAGGAGATCGCCAAGCACGCCAAGACCATGGGCATCAACGTCTCCGACGCCATCCGTGGGGCCTCCGGGTCCGCCGAGGATTCCCGCAGAATACTGGACGCCACCGCCCAGACCTATCAGGACCTGAACCGCGAAATTGAGCGGGGAACCTCAGCCAACGAGGACGGCATGATCGTCCTGGACGAGTCTGCCGCCGCCGCGAAGCGGAAGCGTGACGCGCTGGATCAGCTCCGGGGCAAGGCTGAGGAGAATATCAAGGTCACCGGGGACGCCGTTGATATTTACAACATCGAAACGGACGCCCTGAAAGGCACCGAGGAGGCCGCCAAGCGGGCCGCCGACGCGGTCAAGGAAAAGGCGGACGCCAGTTCCGCCGCCGCTGACGCCGCCATCGACCTGACCGACGCCGAAAACGCCTACGCCGAAACCCTCCCGCAACTGAATGAGGACATTAAGGCCAACGGAAAAAACCTTGACGTCAACACCGAGGCCGGGCGTGCCAACCGGGAGTCACTGGCGGACCTCGCAGAGACCTCCAACACCCTCCGGGATTCGGCCATCGGCGCCGGGGAAGGCGTTGCCAACGTCACCGCCCGGGTGGTAGCGGCTCGGGAGTCATTCATCAACGCCGCCGTTGCCGCCGGGCACAACGCCGAATCCGCCGCCGCCCTGGCCGACAGTTACGGGCTGATCCCGGGCAACGTCGAAACGCTGGTGAAAGCCAACGGCACCGAAGAGGCCAAGGCCGCCATTGAGGGAATCCCGGAAGCCACGGACTCCACCGTCACCGTGACCGAGCAAGGCGCCGCCGAGACTCAGGCCGCCATCGACGCCGTGAAGGGCAAAGAGGAGACCGTCAAAGTCCTGGAGGAGGGCGCCGCCGCCGTCCAACAAACCATCGACAATCTCAAAGGAAGGGACATCATCGTCAATCTGAAGGTGGGGAACGCCCTTGAATTCTCCAGTCAGGTGGCCAGCCTGACAGCACCGCGTAACCAGTTCGTCAACCTGGTCCCGCGTGAAGGTCAGTCGGTGGCACCGTGACCACCATTACCGCCGTCCCCAACATCACCGATGGAACCGTACTGGTGACCATCGTCAAGACCGAGGCGATAACCTCGCTGATCCGGGCCGATTCCAACGGCACCCGGCCCGTGAGGGTCCAAGCCGGTTCGCTCCCGTCCGCCGGGACCTCCGGAACCCTGACCTTCACCGACTACGAAGCCGCCTTCTCCGGGCCTGTGTCCTACCGTGCGGGCACCGCCGCGCCCGCGTGGACCTCATTCCCGGGGAAGCCAAAGCCGCGCCTGACAATCCCCGTACAGCCCACGCTGGCCCTGTGGATCGACAACGTCCACGGCTACGACGCCCGGCGCGAAAGTGCCGGCACTGTCCACGACGTCATTGGACGGGATTCCCCCATCGTGGTGGAAGGCCGCTTACGGTCCCGCCGGGGCCGCCTGGAAATGATCGTCCCCACCCACCTTGACGCCCTGGAGCTGGAGGCGCTGCTGGAGCGCGGTAAAACGCTGCACCTCCGCCAGTCCCAGCACCGTGGCATGGACATGTATTTTTTCGCTTCCAACGCCACCAAAGAGCCGCAGGAAGGCCTATGGAAGGTCACCGCCGAGTATGTCGAGGTAGACGCCCCCTTGTCCGATAGGGCCGCGTTCGGTTCCTGGACGTTCGGCACGCTGGCCGCCGTGCCTGGTGCCACGTTCGGGAACATCGCCATGGCTTACGGGGACTTCAATGACCTGGAGGTGAACGAACCGTGACCGGCCCTTACCTGGCCCGCGTGGCCAACGAAATCAAAGGCTCCATAGGGCACGTCCACACGGTCACCATCGACCCGGTAGGCGCCCCGTCCTTTGACATTGTGGCCGAGGACGTGGAAGTGACGTTTGCGGAGGACTGGTCCCCGCATGTGCAAGCCAAGATCACCGGCCCGGTGGCCTCGGTGCTGGCCGAGCTGGACGCCATGGACGCCCGGCGTAACTGCCGGGTCCAGATCAGCGCCGGTTACCTCTTTGAGGACGGCACCCTGGACGTCAAGCCGCTGGCTGACCTCGGGCTTCGCTGGCGGGGCATCCGACGCCCCTCCAACGAAACCGGCCTGACAGCCTCCAGTGACGAAGCCCGTGCGCAGGACCGCCGCCGCGCAGAAGCCACCGGCCTTCCGGTCTTTACCGGCCTGAATGCCGCCGTGCAGTGGTTCGCTGACTATGCCATGTATCCGGAAACCGCCACTGTGGTCTCCGACTTCACCGCCGCTACCGGGGCCGTGTCCGTGGCCGGGATGGAGGCCGCCGTAGGGACCACCATGTGGGACCCCATGGAGGACGCCGCCGCCCGGACGGGGAAGTGGCTCTACTGCACCGCTGACAGGATTTGGCGCATCCGTGCCCGTCCCGAAGTGGGCGGGATGCCGAAGCACACCCTGACGGTGGGCAAGTGGGGAACCATTTTTGGATCCGAATCGACGCTTGACCGTACCGGGTGGGCCAACCAGTCCATCGTGGAGTACGCCTGGACGGATGCCGTGGGAGCCTCCCAGAAGGTCTACGGACGGGCCAAGGTCACCGCCGGGCCGTACTCGGTGGACAACGTGGGCTACTGCACGGACCACAAGGTCTACAACATGCCCGCCACCCAAGCCCAAGCGGACGCGACCGCCGCCACCCGCGTCCGGTCCCTGGTCACCCGTGGACGCGGCCTGTCGCTGGAGGCCCACGCCGCCTACTGGCTCCGCCCCGGGGACACCATCACCGTCCAACTGCCAACCGGTCCCGCAGAGGACCACATCATCAAGTCCATAAAGTTCCGCCCCGTGGCCGGTTCCATGGCCATCGAGACCCGCCAACCCCTAGACGTAACGATCACATCAGGAGAGTGACCCTTGGCTACGCCAAACATGAACATCACCGAAGTCCCGACCAGCTCCACCCCCGACGTCCCGTTCTGCGTGAACACATCACTCCGGGAAATTGACACCATTTTCAAGACCCACAAGGACGTCATTGACCCGCTGAAGGTCATCATGGACGCGGGCATCGCCTACTACCGGGGGACCCTTGCCGCAGGGACGGACCTCCGCACCCTAACGAGCCGCTTGGCGACGGGTTGGTACGTCCTCAGCGGTTCCCTAAGCTACGTGGACACCCCCCCGGGCGCCCCCGCTGGAATCACGGCGGATATGTTCGTGTGGGGGACCAGTGTGGGCGGTGCTGAGCATAAGATCATCTACCGCAATGCGGGCGGCATCTATGAGCGCAACCAGACCAGCACGGGGACCCCCAATAACTTCACCGCATACCGCCGTATTGACCGCCTGGACGATTCGATCTACACCCGCCTGAATGCCATTGAAGGCATCAACGGCGGCGCGGGCTGGCACGCCATGCGGGACCGTGGCCCGCTCCCGGACGGCACCGACTTGTCCACTCTCACCGGCAAGACGTGGAACGGCCTCTGGACGCTCAGCGCCAGCCGCACCTACACCGGCCTTCCGCCGGGCTTCACGTACCCTACCGGGGCCGAATTTGAGGTCATGGTCAGCGGCGTGGGCGGCGGACGTCACTGGCTGGCCGGACGCAATGACGGCGGCGTCTACGAAAACCACATGACCACCCTGACGTCCTGGAAGGGCTGGCGCCGCACCGACCGGGCAGACGACGCCCTGTATGCCCGCGTGGCACCGCTGGAGCGGGCCGTGGGCACGCCGGGAGAGGCTGGCCTGTCCAGCGAAATCGACAGTCAGACACGGATGCTGGCCGCGCAGATCGCCAAGTCCCACCCGGCCCTGACCGGCTGGGAAGCCACGGGCCGCTGGTCCACCCGCTCACAGGGGGACCTGTACCTTGACCAGCTGGTCTCCAAGTACCCGGCCATCAAGCTCCGCACCCTCGGTTACACCGTCCTCGGTTACCCGATCCGCGCCGCCCACCTGGGAAACCCTGCCGGTCCCGCCATGCTCCTCCAGGCGGGCCAGCACGGCGACGAAGTAGCATCCCGTGAGGCGGCCTTGATCTGGCTCCGGGAACTGGCGGAGTCCACGGACCCGGCGCTGGCCACATGGCTGGCCAACAACTGCATCGTGTTTGTGCCCACCGTCAACGCGGACATGATCACCAAAACCCGCCTATCCTCCACCGGCACCGACCTGAACAGGAACTGGGTCCTCCAGTCCACGCCGGAGGTCGCTGCAGCGGTCTCGGTGTTCAGCCTGTATAACGTGCTGGTTGCCATCGACGCCCACGAAGGCGGCGGCACCACGCAAATGGAACTTGACGTCTCCCCATCCCCGGAAGTCCCCTCCACCGTGGACGCCATGAACGACCTCCTGTTTGCCGCCGTCACTGACGCCTTCACAGCCGCTGGCCGCCCGGTAGGGGAGTTCCCGTCCGAAACCGCGCTGACATGGGCCATGAACCACATGTCCGCCGTTCAGCATGTGCCCTGCCTCCTCACGGAGTCCCCGTCCCTGCTGGCCCCGAACATCTACACCCCGGACCCTGCCAGCCGCGTGAATGACCAGCTCCTGGCGTTCCGCACGGTACTGGCCCACTTCCGGGCCAACCAGGCGGCCTACGCGGCGGCGAAGGCGGGCGCCTGATGTTCGCCCAGATCCTCACACCCACACCCGTTATCCCGTCCACGCCCGGCTGGTGCCTCATGTATGTCCGGGAGGCGTTCGGCGTCACCCGCCCGGTCTACCTCACCGCGTGGGACTCCTGGGTAGGTTCCAAGACCAAGCACATGGACAAGTATTTCCCCGCCGGGGTCGCCGTCCCCCTGTACTTCGCCATGGAGGGCGTCCCCGCCGGTCACGTCGTCCTCAGGCTGGCGGACGGAACGATCTTCTCCACCACCGAAGCGGAGGCCGACAGGCCAACCCGCCACCCGAACCTTGACCACCTCATGGGCGTCTACGCCCGCGCCGGTCTGCCCCTGACCTATCTGGGCTGGACCGAGGATATCGAGGACACCCCTGTTATCAGCACGACCATCAACCTACTGGAAGGCATCGACATGAACCCCGAACAACTGGCCGCACTTATCCGCACTATCGTCCACGAGGAGGTCACCACCGCCCTGGTCTACTCCGTCAAGGATGGAGTGACCGGAGGCAACAAGCGCGGCGGCCTGTACGAACTGGCCACCAACGTTGAGGACATTAAGCGGACCCTCACGCCCGGCATCGGCGGGGTCCGCCACGCTGGTGAAGCCATCGCCGCTGTAGAGGAAATGGTGAAGTCCGATGGCTGAGTCCCGCACCATCGGGCCGGTCACTACAGGCGCCACCGCTGGCGGGGCCGCCGCCATCGTCCTGGTCTACATCGTGGAGCAACTGACGGGGCTGGACGTCCCCACAATCGTGGAGGGCGCCGTGGCCGTCCTCCTGACCGTCACGGGCGGGTTGCTGGTCAAGCCTCAGGGCCGCCATGAGTGACGACATAACCACCGGGGAGTTGGGCCGCCGGATGGACACCCTGACCAGCACCGTGACCACGTCCATGACTGAACTGAGGGCCGCTGTGGACGCCCGCCCGGACTGGAAGGACGTCCAGCGCGTAGAGGAGGGCATTCTGGCCAAGATTCAGGCAGAGAAGAATGAACTTGTGGCCATGGTGCTGGCCCTCACGCAGCGAGTGGCCAAGTCGGAGGCGTGGGGGACATGGGTGGGCCGCACCATCGGCGCCGGAATCATCGTGGCACTCATGGCCATCCTTCTATCCCCGAAGCCCCTTCTGTAGGAACCCTCCAGGCCGGCCTCTCATAATGTCGCCTACATCGTGCAGAATTCAGGAGCCTCCACCTGTGGGAAACCTACAGACTTTCAAAAGTGGTAATCACTACACCGTTCGGTGCGCTACGCTTTCCATGTACGCATCGAACGGTGTGGACGATACCTCAGGAATAGGGGAGCGAAAAGCAATGCCACACCGAACGGTGAAGGCCTCAACAGAGGCCATGGTGTTAGTCCCGGCGGACCTCATAGGCGCCGCCCGCGTAGCACACATCTTAGGGATAGACAAAAGCAATGTAACCAGGCGTGCCGCCACGGGGTCCATCCCCGTGCTGGCGCAACTGGACGGGCCGGGGGGGGCCTATGTATTCAACGAACCGGACATTGTGGCCTTAGCGGCCCCACCAGACAAATGAGAGGCCGTCCCGCTTGGGGGGACGGAATGGCTAGAAAAAATGAGGAACAAAGGCACTTACATGGGCGTCCCCGAAGCGGCCATTGAGTTGGCGGTCTCACAACGCACCATCAAGCGCTACATCGCAGCCGGTTACCTGGACGCGGGCACTCTGCCAGGAGGGGGCGTACGCCTTGCCCGCGACCAGGTATTGGGTTGCGTGAAACCACTACCGAGGAAGGACAACCCATCGTGAGCGGACGGACGTTCACTGTACGGCGTGGCACTACGGCCATCCCTAACCAAACCATCTACGCCCGGTATGAAGCAATCCCCGGCAAAGACGGAGAGCCGGGACCGCTGTCCGTGCAAGCCCTCGGGCTACTGCTTCTGCTGCTCTCCAGGCCAACGGGAAAGGCGTCTATGGGCTACCGCGCACTCATGGGGCGGGGCATGGGCCGCACGGCGCTGCTGAGGGCACTCAAAGAGCTGTCACTGGTGGGCCACCTGTACCGCTTCAAGCGCCGATCCCCTGCCGGGTCCATCATCACTGACACGGTGCTGGCAGAGGTCCCCCTGACGCCCGAAGAGGCGGAAGAGGAGTGGCTGGCGCAGGTCCGCCAGCTCAAAGGTTTCCCTGTGGATAACCCGGAGGACGACCGTGCGCCCGATTTCGACGCAACCAGCGACCCAACAGGCGCCACCGTGCGTACGTTTACCGGCGCACGGTTAAGCGGCGCATCACTCTCTAGAGAGAGTGCCAAGTCTCTTTCTAAGACTTCGTCTTTAGAAACAGACGGAGAAAACCACGCGCGGGATGAACTGGAGCCATCACAGCCCGGGGGTGCTGTGGACAATGACGCGACTGAGGAGGAGCTGGGGGAGGGTTATGCCGAATGGCTGGCATTCAAAGCCAAGCGGGCCACACGTACCCCTGTCGGCCTCCAGAAGGAGAAAAACGAAGTCGCTTCGCTCCGCCTTGATAGAAGCGGGGCGGCTGGGTGAGTAACCACATCGCGAGAGAGCGGGCGCTGGAGGCCCAAAGGGTGCTGGAAGCGTGGGAAATCGCCAGCATCCGAACGTCCAAGCTCCTGGACGAAGCGAACGCATCCGGTCTGACTGGGGCCATACGTGAAGCACGCAATAGGCACCAGCGGGCGGAGGATCAATTGTCAGCCGCTAGAAGGGCCGCAGACGATACCCGGTCTGCATGGCTCCGCGTTAGGCCGTTAGGAGGCGATTGTGGGCCGCCAAGGTGAACTGTTCAGCATGGCTCCGCTTCCGCTCCCATCCGGAACCGGGCCAACCAAAAAGAAATGGGGAGGCCGGAAGGTCGCCAAAGCCCGGGAATACTGCCGGGAAACGTTCCTAAGGCGCGGCCCCACGGCTTGCTGGCGGAACTGTGGCCGGGTGATCACCATCGACTGGCCGGAAAAGGACTGGCATGCCGGGCACATCGATGGACGGGCCGAGGGCGGCGCGGACGAACTGGCCAACTACCGACCGGAATGCCGGTGGTGCAACACCAGCGCTGGCGGGAAGCTAGGCGCATCCATCACGAACGGCCGGAAGGCCACCGTGGACACATACCGGGAGAGGACACACAAGTGGTGGTGAAGAAACAGAAGCGTAAGCCGGAGACCAGGAAGTGGTGGGACCGCCCCACAGGTCCAGTGCAGATGGACCCCGTCACCCTGGTTGGCGTGGCCCGGCTGTCACCTAAGACTCTGGACTACATCCAAGGCCGCCGCCGTCGTGGTGTG